GGATCGGCTACATGTACGGCTGCGCCAGACGTCAGCGGCGGGATGCCAAGGGGCGGTACGCTAAAGCATGAAATGTGGACACTTATTGGAATTGCGGTTATCCTGATCCTGGAGGTTTTACTCATGGTCGATACATCGAAGTTGACGGCTGCCGTGACGGACTTAGCCGCGAACGTGGATAAACTGGCGGCTGCCGATGCATCGGCCCAACCCGCCGTCGATGCCGCTACGAGCGCAGTCCAGGCCGCAGACGCCAAAGTCGTGGCACTCTTGTCCCCCGCCGCCTAGGAGAATTATCTTCGCTGAGATTTTCGCAGTCGTGTTCGTTTGCACCGTCGCGGGCGCGGTCATTGCACTCTACCCGCGCTGGAGTTCCTGGAAACGCTGAGTCCGCTGAAACCACCGGCCAACCCTGCCATACGGGGAATCCTCACGGCGCACCTCCGAGCGCCGGGCCGGTGCTTTGAGAGGATTCTTCGCATTTATCATGGGTCCAGATGGAAGCGTGTTTCACATTCCGCACCACCTACCGGGATGGTGCGTTTGTGCCTGAGGAGCCGGAATACCGCCAACTCATGAGGCTCGCGGACCTGCGCGCCCGTGTCTGTATGGCCCAAGGAAACCCGCGCGAGATCCCGGCCCACACGCTGACGTTCATTGAGTCGAGCGACAATATCTCCGGGGACGCGACGGTCGCTATCAGCGCGACGAAAACCGAAGTGCTCAACTCGTCTGGATCGTAGGACCGTTGGCCGTCTCGCCCATCGAGGGCGACGTTTGGTCGGTTGCCTTCCGGCCTTGAGCATTGACCAAAAGCCCGATTCCCAATTTCTGCTGAAGGGCCAGCCGTTCCACAATCGTTGCGGGCACGGTGAGATTCGGCGGCACGACGTTCTGAATCCCCATCTTGTCCCAGATCGTGAATACGTCCATGTAGCCCATCTTGCCGAGCAGGAAGTACTTCATGATCTCCTGCTGGGCCGCGCTGTTGAGTAGCGAGGACGGATCGAACTTGCAGGAAATCGCCAAGAGCATCATGCGGGCGCGCTCGTAGATCGGGCGCGGGCCGTCGAGCGCCAGCGCGTTTTCGGTGCCCGCGATGTCGCCCGGCTCCCCATCCGGCACATCATCGGGGATGAGGGTGCGCGGGAAGTAATCGAAATCCTCTTTCGTGGCCGCCTGGGGACCAAGGATCGCCTGGCGCTTCGCCAGCGAATCGAACTCGCAGAAGTCGAACAGGTACTGCGACGCCAGCTCCTTGTAGCAGCCTTCCAGGATTCGGGATCGCAGCCGCACACCCGGCGTCATGGCCTTCATGATCGTGTCGATGGTGTCGTCGGACGGTATCTGGGCAAGGGACGCCATAGCGGACGGGTCGGCGGTCCCCGAGAGCTTCTGCATCGTGTCCTGAATCCACTTGACGTGCTCCCAGAGCGATTGATCGAGCGGCGGAGGCTGCACGACCGTGATGCCCTTGCCGGACGCCATATTGGTCTTGATCTTGTAGCCAGGGACCCGCGAGTCAAACTTGTTGATCTCGGATTTCGCCACGTTGCGGTCGGCTACGATGCCGGGCTGCGCCACCATCGCGGCATGGTCGTCGATCACGCGCAGCAGCCCGTTGAGCGAAGTATTGAGCGGCAGGCAATCCCACAGGGGTGCTTTGCCGAACCAACTCATCGGCCATGGATTCAGGGTGAACTTGATGAGCGGATACTGCGCGTGCCAGTAGGGGCTTGGGCCGTCATACCCAAGCACGCCGTTTCCCCAGGCGATCATGCGCTTGAAGGGATAAAGCGGCGCGCCTTTCTTGACCTCGTAACTCCACGGAGTGAGGGGAACTCCCTTGCCGTTCTGATCCTCCCATTTGCCCATCCTGACCGTGCGGCCCGTCTTATTCACCCGCATGTCGTTCAGGTAAAGCGTGTTGACGTAGACGGTGGGAGTATGGGGAATCGGGGCGTCGGCGTTCGATTTCTTGGAAAGCGGACCCCCGCGATCTCCAGGACCGTCAATGATGCGGGTCAGCCAGCCGAACACGCCGCCTGAGGTTCCTGCGCCTGCCTCCGCCCGTACGACCTTGCCGAATTCTTCCCGGAACCACTCCGGCGTCCGGGCGCGTCTGACGATGATCCCCAGCGAATCCTGCACCGTGTGGTAGGAAAGCGGATCGATAGGAAACACGTTGCGCGGGTCCTCGGCTTCGAGCATCATGTCGTCAAGCCGGCGGGAGTAGTACAGATGCGCGTAGCCCGTGCCCGCGACCGTGTAGTAGCGCAGGACATCGCCGATCCGAAGGTCGATCAGGCGGTCCGTGTACCAGCGCTCCGCGCACTTATTGGCGATGCGGGCCTGATCCTGGTACTTCTGGTTTTCGGTCGAGTAGTTCCAGAAGTAGCGCGTGTCGGTCAGCATCGCGGTCAAATCCTCGGCGATCTTCGAGACGAAGTTCGCACGGGTCGCGCTCAGGGACTTCGGCGCATTGATCGGAACATATGTGAGAGTCGAGGACCGCTCGAAATCGAAGATCATGCGGATGGCGGCATCGATCTTGTCATAGCCCACCTGCGACTCGACGAACCGGATGCCGCGCTTCAGGCGCTCTTCCGCCCATTCGAGTATTTGATAGTCAAGGCTTCCCGGCTTCGCTTCATCCGCGATAGGCGGTAGGTCGAAATATCCGCGAGTGTCCGGCGTGGTTTCCTGGTAGGGCGACGCAGTGAGGGCCATCGCTAGGAGTATACGGGACTTCCGGCGATTTCGCTAGTCTCGGTAGCGAACATACGGAATTCCTCCGTGATAGGTGATCTCTGGAATTTTCAATTGCTCGCCATTCCATGAGCGTATCATTCGTTGGTAACACTCCCGTTGCCAGTTTTCCGTGAACCACCAACGAATCAAAAACTTGCGCATATCATCTCGATGCACTCAGGGGCACCGGCAAGTTGAACGTCTCTGGGCCGTTGTCGCGTTCCGTCCACGGCCCCGATGCGGCGGCAGCGGCCACATCCCGCGCCAGTTCCGCGATCACTTCGGGCGCCGCTTTCGCGGGTTCCGGTTCCCGGAAAGCGGTCGTCTCGTTTCCGGCGCTGTAGTTCGACGCCTCATGGATCACGCCTGTTTCTTTCTCGTAGCGCGTCATATTCATGATCTCCATGCGCTCGAATCCCTGACGCGCATAAACTTCCGGCATCGGCTGATCCGCGCGGGCCGGAGTGCGGCGCTCACCCGTGACGGGATTTCTGTATATGACTGCGCGTTCACTCTGGTGGACCTGCGCGTGCCGCTCGTGCCTGGAGGCTCCGCACTTCACGCAGATTTCGGCGGCAGGTTCGTTCTTGGTCTTGCACCAGCAGTACCAGAACTGGAGGGTATAGCGGGGCATCTAATATGTGTAGGACGTTACCGCACGCTTCAGGATGTTTTCCCAAAGGTGCATCGCCAGGTCCTGCCCGTTCGCACGCAACTTGAGCCGCCGCATCGTCACCGCGTCTGGCACGCGGAACACCACCACGCCGTCCCCGTTCTGAAGCTCGTACACCGAACAGTTCAGTTGCGGATCGAGCAGCAATTCCGGCTGCACCCTCCAGGGCTTCTCTTTTTCCTTGGGCGGTGCGGCTGCGGGCGTCGCGAGCGCGGCTTGGCCGTTAGGCATCTGATGGTCAGGGTAGCGTTCCATAAAGTGCTTGTCAATTCTCTCTTTTACCGATTGTTTCATTGAACCGAGTCCGCGTCCACCGGAAAACCGTCAGTACCCGTTTCTGCCGCATCAAGGCTCCGATAAATAAAACCAACAAACTCGTCTTTGTTCATGTCCGTTGAGTGGACGAACATCACTCCATCGTGGCCGCGATAAATGACTACGCAATCTACATTCTCGATCAGCTTTTCCACTTTCAGCAGAGTCCCGCGTAACAATGCAACCGCGCTAAGTTTCTGTATTTCAGTTCTCACCTTATTCCCAGTCCGCTGTCGCATTGCTGCGCCAGTCCTTGTAGTCGAATGGATCGTCGAACGTCGGGGCGAATCGCTGCGGATCGAGCACGGGGCGCGTGAGCACGGGGACTTCGCTCCTGTCGATATCATATGACCATGCATGACCGCCCCAAAATGCCTGATTCGCGGCCTGGAAACGGTCGTCGTGGAAGCCATATGCCGCCCGCGCCCTCATCTTGTCCATGTCGATTTCAGCGTTCGCGTATTCCGACAGCAGCCATTTCGAGCGGATCACGGCGTTGCGATTCATCAGATGTCGGCGCGACCTGTACCACAGAAGTTTCTGCGATTCGCGCGT